AGAGCTAGATAAAGTCTACGACCAAATGAAAAATTAATGGGAGAACATTATGGCAGCAGGCGCAACAGAATTTATAGATAATACGACGGCTGATGTATTTATTCCAGAACTCTGGAGTATGGAAGCAATCGTAGCACGGGAGAACCAATTAGTATTTGCTAACTTGGTTGACCGTAAATTTGAAAGTGGGTTATCCTTTGGGGACACTATCCATATCCCTGGTGTGAGTAACCTTGCTGCTCGTACTAAGAGCACTAACGGTGCCGTAACGTACGAGACAGTCACTGAATCAAACACGGATATCTCTATTGGTACACATGAATATGCGGCTATTGCCTTAGAGAACATTACCCGTGTACAGAACAACCGTGACCAACTCAAACTCTATGCTGGCAAGCTGGGCTATGCCTTGGCCTTGGCAGTTGACGATGTGTTGGCAGGTCTAGTAGACAACTTCAGTCAGACCGTTGGAACCCTCGCCGTCGAATTAACCGATGACGAACTCCTACGTTCTAGGCAGTATCTGGACGATGCAGATGCGCCACAGGACAGTCGTGTAATGATAGTCAGCCCCGCCCAAGAGACGGGTCTGTTGAAGCTTGACCGCTTCGTCCACAACGATTACGAGTCTATCCACGGCCCAGGTCGTGAGACCGGCTTAGAGAAAGCCTACGTCGCCTCATTCATGGGGATGCCGATTTATCGTTCGGTAAACGTCGAAGGTACTAACGCCGCTGGTCACGACAATGGCATGTTCCAGAAGGAAGCCCTCGCCTTGGTTATGCAAATTTCCCCGAAGACCTACCACCAATTCGATATTGATTATATCGTTGACAAGGTTGTTATCGAACAGCTTTATGGTACACAGGAAATCAGGGACGACCACGGCGTATTTATGAAAGGAGCCTAACAACCTTATGGTGGAAAGTAGTGAAACCACTGAGCTGGTGGATACTCAGCCAAAGACGGCTAAAAAGACAGACCGAATAGACCAGTTAGAAGAAATGATAATTGGTCTAGCACGAACCGTTGACGGGCTGACTAGTTCGCTAGCAGCCCCTCAAGGTCTGAATCGTACAGTTACACCCGACAAGTTACTTGAAGGGTCAGTGGACGATGTTCGTAAACGGGTAATAGACCTAAAGTACCCTGGGCGTGCAGCCGCTGGGTTCCAAGCTGATGATATTATCATGCCGAAACCTGGCTCTGCGCTAGAGAATAAAGTTAGACATGGCTTAAACCTAGGCCCAGACGACGCTACTCCATTAGGTACTGTACTAAACTATATGTACGTTACTAAAAGAGAGCAAGAGACAAAGTACAAAGTATTCTTTAAGGGCTACGGTAAAGACGGTTGTCTTGAAAGTGAGCTAGAGAGGATTGACCTATAGACTCCCTACGTTTAGATGAGTTTCAATTAGGCACAACGGCGGCTAACCAAAGATATGCTGCTCGTGGTAACGACCCACGGCGCGTTAAGACAGGCACCTTTAAGGTACCACGTGACGCAAGCATGGGCCATTACCAAGGTATAACTCGTGAAAGCTGCAACAAGTTTGTTGATATGCTTGACAAGCAGGGCTGGACTCTAGTCACCAAACTAAGTGTTGGTGGCCCGTTTACAGCCCATGACTTGGATACAAGCCTCATCCTTTTAGACCGTCATGAGTATAGGGTACAAGGGCTCTTCCAATTCCGTGACCCAAAGCCTGCTCGCATCGAGATTCCGAGTAAGCTAGTTCGGGGTTCAACTGAACAAAGGCTAACACTGAAGGAGGCCCTTAATAGTGGCTAGTACAACTGATAAGCTGAACGAGAATAAAAACAAAGCTAAAAGTAAAGGTACTGTCAGGCATAGAGAAGCAATGATTAGAATGAAAGACGACAAACCTTCCAAGGCTAAAGCTAGCCCGAAGAAAGCTAGCCCGAAGAAACCCGCCTCATCAGGCATACATGAGGTACCAACGAAGACGTTAGAGAATGAACTAACGCGTCGTAGCAGAACAGAAGGTACTAAAGATAAGCCTAAGGCGAGGAAGTGGACACCTGCTGGTAAGACAGCCCATAAGTACCGTGGGGGTAATAAGTAATGCCTAAAGTTGGTAACAAACATTTCCCGTACACAGCAAAGGGTAAGAAGCAAGCTGCTTCTGCCCGTAAACAAATGAAATCTAAACCTAAATCTCGTAGAGGTAAAAAATAATGGCTGACCCTATTCAAATGGTAAGGTCACGCGCCCATCTAAAGCGCGTGCGTGGTGGT